ACCCGTTCAAATTGAAGACAAAAATTTCGTTCAGGTCACAGTTTACGTGAGATGCCGGGTTTACCCGAATAGAACGTGGATTTAACGGTTATGAAAACATAACAAAAACAAAAATGGAGGAAAAAGCGAGAAAATGTATGGAGCGCATGAAGCGAAACTTTACTATGTGGAAGAAGAAGCCTACGGAATAACGCCAGCTAATCCGCCTATGAAGGGCATGAACGAAAACCTTGAAAGCGTGGAACCTGCGGTAGATCCGGGATTAATAAAAATACGTGGATTCGGTTCAAGAGACCTAACTGATATTCAAGCGGGTTTAAGAAAAGTAAACCTGAAAGTAGCTTACTACCTGCCAAAAGAGGATGTTCTCAATTTTCTGAAGCATGTCGAAACACTTGTGCCGCAAACAGTTGAGGTTTGGTATGAAAAAAACGAGTCGATTGTTGACTTGCGCCATATTGGATGCATTATGGATAGAGCAACAGTTTCGTGTAGCGTAGAAGATGCAGTTAAAGCATCAATTGATCTTATCGCACTGGATTTGATGCCCGAAAATTCGAAGATTCCTGATGCAACATACACAGATTATGGTGGGCTTATTCCATTCAATGCTTGCTATGTGAAAAGGGGAGAAGCGGACGGTTCGAATCTTACTATCCTCGAAGAAATCACAGATTGGAAATGTACAATCGAAAACAACCTGAAACGGGTGCCAGTGATACGATCAAATCCGCAGAGTCTTTTAACTGCAAACGCGAATTCTGGACAAAAGGTTGTGGCGGTTGCAGCTGGTTCACTGTTCAAAGCCAAAAATCAAGTAAAAATCATGGATGACATCACCAGCGAAGATAACATAATTGATTCAATTGACGGCGATAACCTGACTATGATGAATAATTTAGCTAATACCTACACGGTCGCCAATAATGCTAAAACTACAGCTCTTGTCTCGAATTTGCTCAAGTATTTGCGGGAACGCCACAGGAACCTAGCGGGCGAATTAACCTTTGAATTTGAGAATAGAACGGAATTTTTTGACGTTATACACGATAGCGAGTTCAGCCTACAATTGGGCTTAGGTGACGCGGAAGACATTTTGTTCAAGTATTGCAAGTGGGACAATGTAATCGCGCCGACTCGCATTGAAGACCTTGTTTCATTGAAAGCGCCATTTACGGCGAGAGATGTCGTGATTACGACTCCGTGAGGAATTAAAATGCAAAAAAAAGAAACTATTGAAATTAAAAACGAATTCGGAGAAGAATATGCTGGAACCTACGTTTTCAGCGAAATCACCTGGGCTAAACGTTCCCACATAATCCAGAAACACACACAATATCACTCAAGAACGGGTCAAGTCGTAAAAAGCGATTATGTTGCAATTCAGGCGGAAACAATCGTCGCCAGCTTAAAGGAGCAACCCAAAAACAAACCGATTACATTAGAAAAATTGCTCGGTGAAGAAAACGGAGTACCGATAGGACTTGGTGAGCATTTCAGCAAAGTAGTCAACAGGCTCTGCGGCGTCACCGTTGAAGAAACAAAAAACTGATTCGGGCGATGAAGCGTGGCAAACCACATCCTAGTCTCACCGAATTTAGGCTTTGCAAAGAGTTCGGGTGGACTCCAATCACGCTTGCCCGCCAGCCAGCAAAGAAAGTTGAAGAATTCGTTGTTATCCTGAACGAAATCGACCGACAAACGCAAGAGGAAATAGAAAAAGCGAAACGGGAGGGTCAAAATCGTGGTCGTTAAGATGGAAATACACTTAGACGGGCTGCCTGCATTACGGGAGAAGTTTGCTCGGTTAGATGAGAACCTGAAGCAGAAGGTTCATGAAGCTATGAAATTTGAGGCAGAAGGTATGAAGAACATTGCTAGGGCACGATGTCCCGTTAAAACTGGAAGATTAAAAGCCAGCATCTACGCAAGGGTGAAAGATTGGGTTCTACAGTTAGGCGCCACTGCTCCCTATGCGATCTATCAAGAGCTGGGAACTCGATACATTAGTCCCCGGTATTTTCTGAAGAATGCTGTTTGGTTGCGTATGCAGAGTTTAATCAACCGAATTAACCGCGCAATCGATGATGCAATTACGGAGGCTTCATCTTGAGCTTTCACGATATGGCTATAACAGTCGCTGCAAAAAATCAGGCATCCGCCGAATTTGCTAAAGTCGTCTCCGATGCTAGTCAGATGGCTTCAGAAATTGAAACTTCTAGTACGGCAATGGCATCGAGTTTTCAATCCTGCGCAGTCGAAGTAAATAATTTGGGTGTCGAGAGCCTAAGTGCCACCGAAAGTATATCTGTCGGATTCCAAATGGCTGGCGAGGAAATCGATCTTACAACCGATAAAATAAAGACTTCCAGCATAAACGTCAAAGAACTTTCTCGGGACTTAACAACTATCGGAGTAAGCATCGCCGCGGTTGGTCAGCTTGGAGAAACCTTCGGATTCCTAAACCGTGAACAGGCTGCATGCGTGCGTACAATGGGCTTAACTTTATCTGCCGTTAGCGGTGTAGTTCGCGCATTTCAAATATTCACTTCATCAACTGCGATAGCCACGGCAGTTCAGAATGCCTTAAACATCAGCTACGGAACGTTCTTGGCTCTAACCGGTGTAGGCATTGCCGTGATAGTTTCTGCTGCAGCTGCTATGTGGTATTTTAGTTCACAAATGAACTCTGCAACTAGCAGCATCAAAAACTATAATGCTGCAGCTTCCGAAGTGCCAGTCTATACTAGAGGCATTCAAAGAGCTGGTGACGAATCTCTGCGTAGAAGGGGAATCGAGTGAGTCAACTTCCAGCCGTTAGCGCAGTTTTTGGAGCTGTCACACCCGCAGCTTCCGATATTATGGATGTGCTGATTCATTTAGGTTGCACAAAAGAGGTCAGCAGCTTTGATTGTCTGCTCAAGAATTTTGACAAAAAATACAGTCCGGGTGGAACCTATCCTATTCTTGTCGGCACTACTGGAACCATAAACATCGGCAGAGGCGCAGACTGTCCCCTGCTTATTTCGCTGAGAGTTGAAGAGATCGAACCGTTTAGTTCTCCTGTAGAAAACTATATTCGAGTTAAGGGGCGGTGCTGGGGAGAAAAGATTTTCCGTAGAGTAGTAACCGCAACTTACACAGGTATGAAAGGAGAAGGGATCGTAAAAGACCTGATCGACACCTATGTTGGGCTTAGCCATGTCCGCGATGAAGTAGAGCTGATAGAGGACACAGACACAACATACACGCTCTTGGAATATGAAAATTGCCCAGTATTCGACATCCTCAAATACATTGCCGAAAGCGCAGACTTAGCAGGCGTGATCGGATACGATTTTCGAGTAGCTCCAGATGGCAAATTCGAGTTCTTCCCAAAAAACAGCAAAACCAGTTCCGTAAGCCTCACAGACCACATTGAATATAGTCGCTACAGCAAAGACATTCACCGTATCCGAAACAGAGTCACCGTTTATGGAGCCGTCGAAAAGGCAATTCCTCTTGACAAAGACGAAGACACGGAGGACCTAACCAAAATTGATGGTCCCGTTAATACTCCGAATGGACAGTGGGTAAGCGGCACAGGGTCGGGCAATGTTTACGTCAATACATTGGAACCCTATGTGATTATGGGCGCTAAATCGCTTAATCATCAAACCGAAGGCTCGGACTATTGGGGTTGCGCAGTCTTCACCTATGATGATGGAAAGGAGGTTGACGCCAACAAATATCCAAGTCTCACGTTCCAGATGAAACTGCAGGCGCTACAAAATTTTGCGGGTTCTTGCAAGATTGTTCTTGAAGATTCCGATGGCTCCCAAGTCTGGAAAGAGTTTAGCGTTTCTCCTGACAAATGGGGTTTACAATTATATGCTGTGGGAAAACTGAATAGTGACCAGTGGACTCACAGCCTTTTCAATGAGCAACCCTTCAACTGGGAAAGCATCAAAAGACTCTACTTTTACGCTAACTTCAGCGCAGGATGTGGAATCGGAGGTTTCGTGATAGACAATCTTTTCTTTAATCATCGGCGCTGGGAAGCAACAGTTCCACTAGCAGCAGAAGAGCCAACAGCAAGCCAAACAGCGTATGGTCTCCGTGAGCTTGTGGAAGTTGACGAAGAGTTACATAGTGACAGCGAATGCGCGTTCCGAGCAAACGCCTTACTTGCTTATTTAGAAAACCCTGCCGAATTTTTGACGTTACAAAGCACAACCTTAGACTACACTACAACACCAATTTTAGCTGCAGACAAGATTCACGTTATTCTCCCAAACGAAAACGTCGATTCTGACTTTCGAGTAATAAGCGCAGAGTATCACGTATTGGCTGAAGAGCAGACCCTAGAAATCACCATGGAACTGGGAAAAGAGAAGCCACTGCTGGCTGACTACCTGTATGGTCTCCGATCAACCACAATTACAATTGAAAAGTTGATGAGAACAAAAGCCGGAGTTAGGAGTTTTGGCGGTGGTAGCGGAGGCGGTGGTGGCAGCGGAGGCATACCTGAATGGATTTCGCCGCTGTATATAGGACCACGAAGCGACATCGCAGCAATAACCAATTTCAGAACAAAAAATATGGCGGGTGATACTCCTGTTGACCACATATTTGCTCCAACTGATGATGGATATGGACTTTTAGGTAGTTTAGAGAAACAATGGCGAGAAGTCCACGCATTAAGATTGTATCTCTGGAGAGTATTCAGCAACATTATTCCAGACGAAGATAATACGCGATTCCTCGGCGACGCTGACCATCGCTGGAACGCCATACATACGAGGTATATCGCTTTTAGTGAAGCTGCCGTTAAAGGGAACATTGCTCCAGATGAAGATAACGCTTATTCTCTCGGATTTGGTGACCATCGTTGGAGTGCAATTCATGGCGTTTGGGTTAATTTCGGTCTTATTCATGTTGGCATGGAGGAAATAGTGAGCGCAGCAAGACTTTTACATAACGTCACGGCAGATGCAGGCATAATCACGTGTGGAACGTTTAATATTGATCGTATTCCAGCTTGGTTAGACAGCAAAATAAACTGGTCAGCATTAACTGCCAATCTTATTCCCAATGGTGCTTATGCATTAGGTAACGCTGAGAATCCTTGGAACGCTATTCATGCCTCTTGGTCTAATCTTGGTTTGCTTCAAATCGCCGGAACCGAGGTAATAAGTGCAGCAAGACTTTTACATAACGTCACGGCAGATGCAGGCATAATCGCGAGTGGACGCTTTCCTTTTGGTAGGCTTCCAGCACTAACTTCTGGTGCGCTTATGGAGGGAACGGGCGGTGATGTGATAGCAGTTAATCCGCAAGGACGATACTATCCTGCTGGACATGGCCATAACGCTGGCGATATAAATTCAGGAAGGCTCAATATTTCACGCTTGCCAGATGGCACAGGAGGCTATTTCCTTAAAGCTCAAGGTGCTGGCGTAGATCCAGCGTTTGCGCAAGTTGATGCCGGTGACATTGGCGGCGGAGTAACCGCAGATGTTGCGGTTTCTAAGGTTGGTGGAGTAGGAACAAGAACGCTTCATTTTGTGCATGGACTCTACACGGGATACACGGATTCTTAACCAAAAAAAGGGAGAAGTAATTATGCTCTTAGATGATGAAGGTAACTTGAGTGTTGCAGGCAAAATCAAACAGGGTTTGGAGCAGAAGGTGAATTAAGTTGGCTAGAAAAGATTTGCGTAAAATTTTGGCGAAAGTGGATCCTGGAGACCTGATTTCTGTTGAGTGGTATGACGCATCCGTAGGAAAGAGTAGCGGCAGCGGCATGAGTATCGATGTGCCTGTGATGAGTTGGGGAGTCTATGTTGGGTTGATCGGTGACAAAACAAAGCATATTGTTCTGGCGCAGAATAGTTTCCGTTACGCTGACGGTTTGTTTGATTTGGATTATACGGCTATCCCGTTAAGTTGGGCTGCTAACGTGACTGTTATAGCTAAGGAGCATATTCCTGAGCAGGTAGCGGGTAAGCTTGTTAACAGTTTCTTGCTTGGCGGGCGCAGGGCATTCAGTCACCAGCGCACTTTTCAGCGGAGGGTAAGTATTCATGGGCGACCCCATTAAACGGGCTTTGACGCAACGGCGGACAAAGCGGGGTCACGTTGTAGTTGAAGAGCCTAATGAGAAGCTTGTTTGGGGCGTAAAATTTGCTATTGGCATGACTGTTTGCTTGTCGGTTCTGGAGGTTGCGCACATGGTGTTTATGGGGTCTTGGAATGGTGAAATATTCTCTGCGATCACTATGTTAAGTGGAACAATCACGGGGATTTTTGTGGGGCAGAAAGCTTGAGGGGGAAACAGTGGACGCAGGAAATAGAGAATCAGCTTCGGAAAATGGTTAAAGCTGGAAACTCTTTCAATGAAATTTCGGTTAAATTAGGAAAGAGTCCTGAGGCTGTACAAATCAAAGCTAAGCGGTTAGGGTTAGAAGTTGTTGTGCGGAAACCTACAGATTCACGTACAACTACTTCTAAACTTGTTTTGCCTGTTGAGTTGCCGAGTGTAGAAGAGGCTTTGAAAATGCTTGCTGGGGCATTGCGGAAGGCT